CGCGGTCCGTCTTGGTAGATGGAATGGTAAGGTTAGTTATTGTAGCCTTGCTGGTAGCACATACATCAACCTGATTCCTGATATCGTACCTATACTAGAAGAGTATGATTATGATATCGAATTGGTGGACATGCGTGAATACCAAACAAGTTTCAGTTTCGCTGAAGTGTCCGCGGATTCATTTAGTGACAAGTCATGGCCTAAAGGTCACGTTGAAGCAGGTAATCCTATATCATTGCGTGATTATCAGGTAGATATCGTCAATAACTTTTTGAAGAACCCTCAATGTATTCAAGAGGTGGCGACAGGCGCAGGCAAGACTATCATGACTGCCGCACTCAGTAAGAGTGTAGAATATTATGGTCGAACCATCGTCATCGTACCAAACAAGAGCCTTGTAGTACAGACTGAAGCAGACTATATCAATCTAGGACTTGACGTTGGCGTGTACTTCGGTGATCGTAAAGAGTATAACAAACAGCATACTATCTGTACTTGGCAGAGCCTCAATAACTTATTGAAGACTACTAAGGCAGGCGAAGCAGAAATCAACATCAAAGAGTTCATAGAAGATGTTGTTTGCGTCATGGTTGACGAGGTGCATATGGCCAAGGCTGATGCATTGAAGCAATTATTGACAGGTCCTTTCAGTCAGATTCCTATTCGTTGGGGACTGACTGGGACTATACCTAAGGCTGTATACGAGCAAGTAGCATTGCTTGTCAGTCTAGGTCCTGTGATCGGCAAACTCAGCGCCGCTGAATTGCAAGAGAAGGGAGTTCTCGCTCAATGTCATGTCAATATTGTTCAATTGAAAGATGGCGTAGAGTTCACTAACTATCAAAGCGAATTGAAACATTTGCTTGAAGATGAAAAACGATTAGACAAGATCGCGGAGTTGATCGATAAGATCAAGGATAGCGGTAACACATTGATATTGGTAGACCGCGTAAATGCGGGCAGAGAAATTATAGAAAGGTTGAATGATGCAGTATTCATCAGTGGTGAGACGAAACTCACAGAGAGGAAAGAGGAATACGATGAGGTTAAAACTAGTGACAAAAAGATTATTGTGGCGACTTATGGTGTGGCCAGTGTGGGTATTAATATCCCTCGCATTTTTAATCTGGTTCTTATTGAGCCCGGAAAAAGCTTTGTCAGGGTTATACAAAGCATTGGGCGAGGCATTAGAAAAGCAGAGGATAAGGATCACGTAGAGATTTGGGATATCACTAGCGATTGTAAGTTCGCAAAGCGTCACCTCACGCAACGCAAGGCTTATTATAAAGAAGCAAAGTATCCATTCACGCTAGAAAAACTTGACTATTAAAGAGGTCTGTAGTAAAATAACAACATGAGAATCCTCACACTAGAAAACAAATATTATAATCTGGAGACTCTTCCAGAAGAGATTGATGATCTACGTTTCGCTATACTAGACAATAGTAATCCGCAGAACGTAGATTATCATTATATCCCGTTGATATTCCTTGAGAGTTTCAATGCTGCCGCATTAGTGTTGCAGATAGGAGATAAGAAGGTCAAGATGCCACTAGACTGGCAGATATTGATCGGTGAGAAAGAACACGGAGACTTAGAAACATTACCATTGAGCAGCCTCAATGATCGTGGATTTAGTGCGTTTGAATTTAATCCATTGAGTTCATTCAGCCCTAGTTTTCTTCCCATTGAGATCATAGACATCTATCATGATGTCACGTGGTATGCACCTCGATTGCGTAACGGGCAGTTCTTGTGCGTACCTATCGATGATGGTCCTAAACCCCGTTGTGTTTATTTTGTAAAAGAGATCAGCAGAAATTGCGAGATCGTAGATTACAATCAGGTATTTTAATGAACAACCCAATCATTGATTACAGCAAGAGATTATCCTGGTATCGCAGACATATGCAGTTGGTAGTCACGTTATTGTTGTGGTTGTTGTTCGTCGGTTTACTATTAAGTTAAGAAAGGAAATAGTATGAAATGGTTTGATAAGTGGTTCACAAAGAAATGCATTCAAGCATGGAATGATAGACATGATGAAGAAAAATTGGAGGTTGTCCCTTCGACCAAGGCTGGTCTAGTTCGCGGCGGGGGTCACAGCATCGATAGCCCGGGAATGAATTTTACCGTTTATCGTGCAAGTGGTGGTCATATCATAGAAACTAGAACATATGATAGGCATAAAGATCGCAATAATCATGGACTGCATATCATAACAGATGATAAGGATCTAGGTGATGAGATCGGTAAGATCATCACATATGAAAATTTGAAGGTATAATGGCTAAAGCAAAAGTATCAGCAGACGAGAAATTTGAGAAACAGGACTTCGATTTGTTCGAAGCCCTAGCCGCCATTGATAAGAAGGATTATGGTTATTATGATAGATTGACTGAAGAGCAACAGCATAAGTTTAATCCCTTCATGCTGATCAAGTGGATGACTTATATCAAAGGTAAGATAGAGGCTCAACAGTTCTATGTTCTTGCTGGTAATGAGTTCGCTAATAAACATCTATTCAATGAAGTTGTAGGCAAGCATCCTAAACTGCAATGGCTGATGTTATGTGCGGCTAGCCCAGGATTAGGTAAACAGTTCCATCAATGGATACCGCAGATCAGCGAACGCATTAGCAAACTAAAAGATCCTGCTAAACTTGATGACATACGTGAGTATTATAAGAAGGTCTATAGCAAAGCAGATCAAGAATCTATCAATGAGATAGCCAAACTTTATGTCGCAGAGCATAAGAAGAAAGTATATCTCGCACAAAAATTTCCAGAGATGAATTTTGATGAAATTGAAACCCTCAGTAGTTTTATCGATGAAGAACAAATCAAAAAGTACGAACGAGACAGCGGAAACTAAGTTCGGCTGTGTATTTTGTGAAAGGAATTTCGTGCGTGAAAGCACGATGCTTCGCCATATGTGTGAGACTAAACGTAGATATGAAGACCGTGATAAGACAGGTAATCGAATTGGATTTAGTGCATGGTCTCAGTTCATGAATAAACAGACTAGAAAGAAAAAGAATGATTACATGGACTTTGCTAAAAGCCCCTATTACGGTGCCTTTGTTAAATTCGGAAACTACTGCGTAGACGCAAAGGTATTGAATCCTTCAAGGTATCTAGATTGGTTGTTGAAAGAAAATATAGGTCTAGACACGTGGAATCGTGATAGCAACTATACTAAGTTCATACTAGACTATATAAGGTCTGAAGATCCACTAGATGCTATAGCACGTAGCATTGAGACTACCGTCGTATTGGCAGAACTAGATAAGATACAGACCAAAGATGTATTGCGTTATGGAAATCATAATCGCATTTGCTATGAGATCACTAAGGGCAAGATCAGTCCCTGGATGTTGTATCATAGCGAAAGCGGTATGAAGTTTATTGAAGACTTAGATGCTACTCAGCAAAAGATGATAATCGATTATATCGATCCTGAGAAGTGGGCTATCAAGTTCAAGAGGTCTGCTAATATCATCACACAAGTAAAAGAATTACTTAAAGCGGCTGGATACTGATGATATTTCACGCAAACAAAGATAATAATTATCAATATACCATACGCATACCTTGGCGAAGGGGAGATACTATCACTAGTTGGGACGAGACTTGCGCATGGGCTATGGAAAATTTTGGTTTGCCTGGAGATAAATTCATCACACACCCCACAGAGGATTATATGGATTTCATGTTCAGACATAAAGAGGATGCGATACATTTTAGTTTAGTGTGGGAATGATGAGTGATTTAAAAACTACTATCGAGAGTAAAGAAGGGTATGTACTATACCCAAGCATGATACCACATGATTTGATAGATGCATACAATTCCAATATCGAATCGTTACGCCCCGTTCGTGCTAGCAGTTCTAACAAGCGTTATGCCGAGCGTGATGCTATCAAAGATTTAGAAGATATCAATGTATGGTGGAGCCAAGAAGTCAGCGAACTACCTGAAGCGATAGCCATGAGGTCTATCATAGACCCTATGATAACAAGCGCATTTCTTAATCTAAGATTTTATGCTAGCGATACCGTATTCATCAAGCCACATAGTAAATGGATCAATCCTCATGTTGATACACCTCATAGATTCAAGAAATATAATTACGATAAACGATTGTTGGGAATACAATGTATCGTTAGTTTAGTTGACACTACTAAAGAAAATGGTTCGACAGGACTTGTTCCATTCAGTCAAAAGCGAGACTTTGACATAGACAAGTGTTATACAGGAACATATAATCGTTGGTTCATGGATAACGTGAAACAATATGATATGCCTAAGGGCAGTCTATTGTTTTATAATTGCCGTGTCTTACATAGCAGTATGCCCAATAATAGTGATGTCGAGCGCCCAGCCCTCTTGTTTAATTATCTAGACCATAGTATAATTGATGAAGTGGCCAGTATAGATAATGTTTGGTCAAGTAATGGTAAGCGTCCCTAAAGATTTTCAAGACTTTGATGATGATGACCCCGACTATAATAAACGAGATCGGAGATTACATTATTGGAACGTGTTGAGGACTCTGAAAAATGAGTTTACTGAAGAGACAGGATCAACAGAATCGGCTGATTATATAATTTGGTTAGAAGCCAAATATGGATTCAAGCCTAAGATCAATCACGAAGGTTATCTGACTGATGATTATGATATCGTAGACGAAAAGAAGTACCTAATTTATATTTTAAAACATGGCAATTAATAATCCTTTATTATTCGACGGATTTGAACCTATCATCGAATATGTTGATGTGGTAAGAAAGAATCCTTCTGACACTAAAAAGATTCATTTCAAAGTCAAGGGAAACAACCAAGAAATTATCAAATGGTGCCGCAGAAATTTTGGTGATAGGGGAGACGGTTGGGACTTTAGTGGGGGAAATAAAAGCCTAGAAGTCACGATATGGTCTAGTAAATTAATAACGATGTGGGAACTCTGGCAGAACTAATATGGCAAATGATATAATGATCGATATGGAGACACTTGACACAAGTCCTTATTGTGTCATACTCACTATTGGTGTCGTTCGTTTCGATCCATATGGTGATGGTGTCGTGCAGAAACTTGAGTTGCGTCCTACAATCGAAGAACAGACAGAAGTGTTCAACCGTGTCATCAATGACGATACTATACGTTGGTGGGGTGAGCAAAGTCCTGAAGCAATCGAAGAGGCTATGGGAGATATTGGTCGCACTAGTTTCCGTGATTGCATGGAAGAATTATATAAGTTCAGTTGGAATCGTAGAGCAGTATGGAGCAATGGTGCGGCGTTTGACGTTGTTGTAGCAGAGACAGCATTTAGACAAGCACTTAGCGATAGACCTAATCCTATTCCTTGGCCTTTCTATACTGTTAGAGACACAAGAACATTGTATGAGTTAGCCAATGTTAAACTCAAGGACGGTGGTTATAAGACTACGCACAAAGCAGTTGAAGATGCTGAACGACAGGCTATCAAAGTACAAGAAGCATATAGGAAGTTAGGCTTGACGAAGTGATTGAAGATTGGTATACTATACTTGCTCCTAGTAAACCTACTAAAGGTCATCATAAGCAGATAGTATGGTGTGAAGAAAGATTTGGTAAACGATGGAGCGCAATAGATAATAAGCAGGGCATATGGTGTTGCTTCTGGTCTGGTAGAAAGAATCCTGGCACATATAGATTTGAATTTAAAAATGAACAGGACGCTATATTGTTTAGTTTAACATGGTTATGAAATTTAAAAGTGATATTGATATTGACTTAGGTGACAGAGATAAACTATTATCTTTGATCAGCCACACACCTGCTAGCATCAGAAAGAATGAAGTCAAGAAACATAACACAGGTGTCTATGTCACAGATATCCCTTATGATCCTATAAACAATCTATCAGCACTTGACTATGAAGACGCAGAAGTACGAGGATATCTCAAACTTGATATATTAAATGTGCATGTCTATAACCAGGTTCGTGATGAAAAACATCTACATGAATTAATGAACGAACCTGATTGGAATAAACTCAATGATCCTATATTTGTAGAACAACTCATACATCTAGGAAATCATTATAATAGTTTACGTAAGATGCCTGAACCAGTAAATACTATACCGAGGTTGGCCATGTTTCTTGCAGTCATCAGACCTGGTAAGAAACATTTGATTGGCAAGCCCTGGAATGAAGTTGCAAAGACGATATGGGAACGTGAAGAAGGAACTTACACATTTAAAAAGTCACACGCAGTTGCTTATGCGCATCTTGTGGTAGTGCATATGAATCTATTATCAAATGGACTTACAATTAGTTAAAGAAGATGATGAAGTGCTACGTAAAGTAGCAGAGCCCTGGGACTTCACAGTTGACGGGGACGCAAACGATTTAGTCAGGCGCATGGCTAAATTGATGATGGAGAATAACGGCATTGGCCTCGCAGGTCCTCAAGTAGGTGTCAGCAAACGAATCTTTGTAATGGGTAACCAAGATAAACTATTTGCCTGCATCAACCCCGAGATACTAGAAGCAGACGGAAATATCATGGATATTGAAGGGTGCTTGAGTTTCCCCGATCTATGGCTTAGGGTTCGCAGGGCAGATAATATAAAAGTACGATATTTTAATGCTAACGGCGGGGAAGTCACTACAGAGTTCTCAGGATTGATCGCCCGTGTATTTCAGCATGAGCGTGATCACTTAGATGGTATCTGTTATGATACTAGGGTAGGAAAACTTAGCCTAGATATGGCCAAGAACCGCAGAAAGAAACGATCACGTAAGTCTTTTAACTAGTGTGATGCTACGGCGCTTGCTACGGCGCTTATTGAGTTCATTCAAACTTGTTATAGGACCATGTAATATAACAAGGTTCTTGTTGTTAAAAGTACGTAGATAGGGCTTGAATGGGTTCCAATCATCTTTTAAAAAGATGTTTATAGGTATCTGACGATTGCTTTCCCACCACCAGACTTCACCTAATTCTAAGAATAATTGCTTGGCCTGCGCATCTACTATAGCACCGTAATCATATATAGAGGTGCATTGATCATCACGGTTCTGCACGATTCCTACATAGTCCTGATTGGCAAAGGATACAACCGTTATGAATGGGTGATTTTCTGATAGTTTTTTGAAAAAGTCTTTAGCGATGGTCATTGCGTTTATTTATAATCGGGTTTCCAATAAAATATTTTAATTTTATCGAACTAAATACAGTAAGGAGCAACGATCTGTGACAGTCACTAATGTAGGATATTCCACCGCAGTTTTTTATTACACGCAAAGACAGATCGTTGTCCTATTATCAGGAAACAGTCCGAGGGCCTTTATGCCAGTATATGCAAAAACAATGAATCTGCACAAAGGTGTAGATAACAAACTACAGTTTCAGTTCTTGAACCAAGAACAGAAGCCAGTCGATATCACAGGCAAGGAAATAACTTGTCGAATATTGAACTATGACGGCACACAAGTCTTGATCAAAAAGGCTTTGACGTTACAATTACCCTTGACTGGTATAGCATATCTACAATTGAATGCGGCAGAGATCGAGGATATCCCTGCTCAGATGTGCCATTATAGTTTAGAGATTCCTGTAGACCAATTTGGATATCCTGTATTCGTTGACCCTGCAGCCGGCGCTAGGGGTAAGATCAATGTAGTCAATAGCGTGTTACCAAGTTTCGTACCTAGCGAGATCGTGACCATACCTACTGGTCAACCCTTTCCTAACGTGGATGCTAACAACAG